ATATATTAGAATGGGGAAGTGAAGAAATAGTACTTCCATACATCTCACCAATTGATAATAGAGTTCATAGATACTTCCCAGATTTTTATATCAAAGTTAAAGAAAATAATGGAAAGATTAAAAAATATATAATCGAAATCAAACCTAAAAGACAATGCATGGAACCAAAAGTTCAACAAAAAAAGACAAAAGGATATATCTATGAAGTCTATGAATATGTAAGAAATCAAGCAAAATGGAAAGCAGCAGAAGAATGGTGTAAAGATAGAAAATGGGAATTTAAAGTACTAACAGAAAACGAACTAGGTATCAAAAAATGAGTCGTATTCAATCAATAAGAAATAATCTAATTGGAACTGAAAACCCTGATGATTTAATGCTAG